ATCGCTGACGGACGCGATCACGAACGACCCGCGGATCTTCTCCGCGAAGAACAGCACCTGATTAGTCTCTGCTAATCAGACCGCGGGCTGTCCCAACTTTGGGGCAGCCCGTCCCAACTTTGAGCATCAACGATGGCGTCTTCCTCACTTCCTGTTCGTAAAGTGCTCATCACCCTTGGCGAAGGGAACAGCACTGCCGTTGCCGACGCAAAGACGTTTGAGGACGCCAACCCTCGAACTTCTCTGCGTAACCCGAAAGCCGAGCCGTTCGCGCGCTACGTCACCGAGTCTTCGGGATCGCGCGACGAGATTGATCTAGGGGCGTCGTTTGGTGATGTGCGGTACGCAAATTACCGCGACCAAGGGGCGATGAGCGTCCGCTACCTGACGTTCTACAACCCGGTCTCAACTCGGTTCGACCCTTCGTTCCCCAAGGTGGGCGCGTCTGGGGCGCTAGCTGACGGGCCGATCCAGTCCGCGACTTTCCCAGGGACGTGCCAAGTCACCCGCGTCGACAGCGCAACTCAGTTCGCTACGGATCTGATCTGGGCACACCCGCTAACCGGCCACACTCGCACGGTGACGCGGTTGCGGACTGGCGACGAGCACCAGCTGACTGAGCCGCTTGACGAGCCAGCGGGCGGCACGGACGCCGCAGGCTTTGTGACCCTGATTTCTACGACGTCGTTTGACCCTCCGTTAGAAGTCGGGGAGCGGTTTACTTACCCGCTAGTGGGCGACGAAGACTCTGCGGCTGGCGCCTACACGGACGTAGACGCGCCTGCGATGACTGACAAGAACCACGTCAGGCTTGAGGCGCAGTTTGGCGGCTACTGCGACGCGGGCGGCACGCTGGACCCCGACAACGCTGGGTGGGGGACCGCCTACGGCGCCGCAGGGTCCGACGACAAAATCACTACGCGGACAAACGCCGCCACGCTTACGGCGAACTACGTCGAGTTTAACTTCCGCAGGCTCCGCGTTGGCCAGCGAGTCCGGCTCAGCGGGTTTACCGGAACCGGGGGCGGCGGCAGTGATCTGCACGTAAACCAACCCTCGGCTAGCACAGACGTCGCCTCGACGACCGACTTCTACGTTGTGCGGGTCACGCAAGGCACTGCGTCTAATAAACCGCGCGCTTACTTGTCGACGACACCAAACGGCGCAGAGGCCACGTTTAGCGACATTGGAAACTCTGGTGTCTGCCAGCTTCGCTTCATTCCTCGCGCTGCCGAGAACGCAATGGCGGGCCTGCAGATTCGCTGCCTGACTGGGGCAAACGCGGGGCTTACGCGCAGCTTGTCGCACGCAATCCCTACGATCCCTTCCGGTACGCACCCGTTTACGACTAGGTTGTGGCGGCTGTTCGTAACGGAAGACTGGACTAACGTGCCGCAGGCTGACGACACGTACACCATCCTCCCGCCGCCTGCGGCGGACAACACCGCGGTACCGTTTGACAAGTGGGCGTACTTCTTGCCCGCGTGCCAGTTCTTTGGGCGCGAGGCCGGGCTGCCTAGCCCGCTCAAAATTACGTGGGACACAACAAACGTCCAGTGGGACTCAGTGTCTCCCAGCCCGGCCATTTCAATCTACGCTGGGTGCCCGGTCAGGCTTTACGAGATCGCAGGCGTAACTAGCGTAGGCCAAGCGTACATCGACAAGACGTACTACGCAGTCCAAGTCAAAGACAATGGCTCGTTCGGGCTTTCGGAAACGTACGACGGGGCGCCTGTCAACTTTGGCGGCAGCACAGTTAGCGCGCTTCTAAGCTGGGAAGAAACGTTCACGCGCAAGCACAACCCTGCGCCTCCTGGGTTCAACTACTCAAACTTGCAGTCTGCGCCCGTAGCGTACCAGCCGTTTAGAGGCGGGTCAGTTCACGCTACGCCGCTCGCGGGTCAGCCTAAGATTGCTTACCACTGGGGTCTTGCGCAACGCATGGCTGAGCGGTTGGGCGAGCCTCTTTACGTCATCGACCTTTCGCTTTCCGACACGTCGTTGGCGGAATCAACGGTGCCTACCGCCGCACAAAGCGGAGGCCGCGGGTGGCACGACCCTAGCTCCATGACCCACTGGGCCGCGGGTCCGACCGCGCTCCGAGACCGGTGGGTCCGTCACTTAGACGCCGCAGCAATCGCAGCCGCGCGCGAGGGCGTCCAGCTGGAAGTAATCGGAGTCGTGTTTGTGCAGGGCGAGTCTGACGCGGCTACTCAAGAGCTTGCTGACCGCTACTACGCTAATCTGGTCGGGTTCAAAGAGTTCGTTCGCAAGACTCTTAAAGACCTAGGCTGGTGGTCTAAAGAAGCCCATGAGTTGCCGTTCCTTCAGCCTGAAGTTTACCCGCGGCTGCAAGCAGGCGCGGCGTTAGCCCCTTTCACTACGGTAAGCGCTGCGATCAAGCGCGCGGCGGACGAAGACCCGTTCAGCAAGTCGTGGTCAACTAGCAAGTACACGCTCGGCTCAGACGGGAAGCACTACACAGGCGCGGGGATGGACTTGATGGCGCAAGACGCGTTCACCCGTCTCGACGGGTACGTCAACGCGCTCGACGTCCCGTTGCGCATCTGCAAGCTGGCGCTGTCGCTAGCTGGTGAGAAATCGGCGATCACCAAGGTGTTCCCGTCGGACGGCAGTGCTGAAGCGGATTTGTGCGCGCAGTTCTACCCAGAAGCGCGAGACCGCATCTTGGAAGCGCACGCGTGGGACTTCTTGGTCCGTCACGCGTCGCTAACAGAAGCGGCGACAAACGAGCGCACGGACTGGAAGTACGCTTACGATCTGCCACCTAACGCAAGCGGTATTCTTGGGCTGGGTGAAGACATCACGTCGGCGTTCGACTCGCGCGCAGTAAAGATCAAGTTCTCTGTTGAGCTAGACTCGCAGTCGCAGCGCGTGCTGTACGCCAACCAACCCACGCCGCTGACGGTTCGCTACAAGGCTAAGACGGTGGACGCGCGCCACTTTAGCGCTACGTGCGTCCAGGCTATCGCCTACTTGCTGGCGTCGATGATTATGCGAACCGTGATGAAGAGCGAAGAAGGCATCAAAGCGGGCGAAGCGATGGAGCAACGCGCGTTCCAGATGTTTAAGACTGCGGCGTCTAACGATTCCAATCAGACGCGCGACCGTTCGCAGTCTCAAAAGATTGGGTGGCGGCGCTCGTGAAAACGCGCAAGCATCAGTACTCGTTTGCCGCAGGCGAAGTCAGCCCTGAGTTCTACGGGCGCGGCGACTCTGCGCAGTATCAAACCGGCGTAGCTACTGCCCGTAACTTCGTCATCAAACCTCAAGGATCTGCGCGCACGCGGCCAGGGCTTGAGTACGTAGGGACGGCTAAAACGCAGAGCACTGCGTCGCATCTGATTCCGTTCTCGTTCAACCTAAACGAGTCTTACGTCTTGGCGTTCGGTCATCAGAACGTCCGGTTCTATCGGAACGGCGCTCCTGTTCAGTGGGCCACGCCTGCTAACGTCGGTGACCCAAGCAGCGCAGCGAACGTAAAGGTGGGGACGGGAGCCGTTGACGGTTCGCTTTGGCAACGCATGGGCGGGTTTATCCTCGACACCCCGGTAAACTTTTCGGAAGGCGATTTGGTTTACCTGTCGAACGAAGGCAGCGCTAGCGGACTGCCTTCAATTGGGGCTGCCTCAGGCTCTCCTGCAGCGGGCGGACTGTTGACGGTTGACCGGCTGTATCAGGTCTACCCAGCAAGCGAAACCGAGATAGTCTTGTACGACATCCTCGCCAACAAATACGTGAGGATCAGCGCGCTGGGGTCCAGCGGTTATCTTCGGATGTGGCGAGTTCTACCGCGCATCGGCGCGCACCCTACGCACGGGGCTGTCACCCGAAACCACGGGCGAATTGGCTCGGCTGAGCTTTACAGTCCACGAGGAAAGATTGGCGGCTCCCAGGACAGCGACCAGTTCTTCTTTGGTAACGCAGACGAGGACACTGCTGCTCGCCCCAACTACGTCTTAGGTGAACACGTACGCGTGGCGACCGGGTCGTCAGAAGCCATCCCGATCGCGGGCATGGGCGCTTCGGAGAATGACGAGTCTGAAGACTTGTATGTGTACGAGGTTGGCACTGGGTCGTTCGGCGGCGTCACTCAGTTCTACGCCAAGCTGACTTCGTCAGCGCCAGCAACTTGGGTAGCTAACGGTGGCGCCGTTGATCCGGCAGCCAACAAGAAGACGCTAGCTAACGCTCAAACAGGCGGCTCAGGCTCAGGTACGATTCGCCGCCGATACGCCGCGGGCACACTGGTCTACAACCCTACAACTTCAGGCACGGGGTCGACCTTCTACACGGCCAAAACTACGTTCACGGACGACGGCAATTTCTTTACGGTTGAGTCGTCAAACTGGAGCGCGCTAGCGTTCGACGGGAGTCTTGAGCTTACGACTCCCTACGACGGTGCTGACGTTAGCGAGATCGGCTACGACCAGTCGGGCGACATCCTGACGCTGGTTCACCCTAAGTACCCTGAGCAAGAGGTTAAGAGGTTCGGCAACACGTATTGGACGATCGGTGCCATTACGTTTAGCCCGCCGCTTGCAGCCCCCGCCGCCCCGACGATAGCTCGTACGTTTTCGCAAACGTACGCAAACTTTTCGGAGGCGACTACAGGCACGACGACCCCAGGGGGTGGTACTAGCGGGGCATCCAACGAAGTTGGCGGGCAGTACATCGGCATCTTTAACGATCTTGCCGCGGGCGACATTCTTCAGGTCCGCCTTCGGGGGTCTCAATGCGGAGAGTTCGCCGGGGCGAACAACACCAACAACGACCCTACGTTTTCAAGACGGCTTGACGTAGATGAGCTTGTCGTGGTGGCGTCGGTCGAAGGCAACGTCGCTCTGACTGGCGGAAGCGCAATTAAGCAGCAGGTAAAGTTTTCGCTGCGCACCCTAGAATCAGGTAGGCGAATCTACGGGTGCCACAAAGACAACGACCAATACGTGTTGTCGGATCTGATCCGCAACAACAACAAGTACCGAATTGGGGCGGTTGACCGCGACGGCGCTGAAACGCTAGGCGCAGAATCAGCGGCGGCAATCAACGCGCTTGACTTCGCAGGCGCGAAGAACACGTTGACTTGGGCTTCCATCACTGGAGCGGACAAGTACATCGTCTACCGGCAAGAAGGCGGCACCGGGCTTTACGAAAAGATCGGTGAGGTCGTAGCGACCACCGGCACGCAGACCTTTATCGACGACGGGCTGCCCGCCGATGGCAGCGTTACTGCGCCGCGCTACGACTCAGACGTCACAAACGCTGAGAACTACTCGCGCGCAACTGCGCGCTTTGAACAGCGTCGGTTGTTCGCCGGTAGCGACTTGTTCCCGCGCCGCCTGTTCTTGTCTAGGTCAGGTACTGAATCAGACTTTTCGTTCCGCATCCCTGTGCTAGACACTGACCGGATCTCGGTCGAAGCGTCGGCACGCGAAGCCCACGTCATTCGCCACCTCGTCCCGCTTGGCGATCTGCTGATGCTGACCCAGCTAGGCGAGTGGCGACTGTTCGCTGTGAACAGCGACGCGATCACGCCAAGCACGGTGTCGATCAGACCGCAGAGCTACGTCGGCTCGTCAACTGTCCGTCCAATCGTGGCCAACAGTTCTGTGCTGTTCTGCGCTGCGCGCGGCGGGCACGTCCGCCAGATGGGTTACGAAGCGGCTCGCAGCGGCTTCACAACCGGCGACTTGTCTTTGCGCGCGGCGCACCTGTTTGACGACTTGGACATTGTAAGCTCGGCCTACCAGAAGTCTCCGGCGCCGGTCGCGTGGTTTGTGTCGTCAAACGGCAAGCTGCTCGGTCTTACGTACGTGCCTGAAGAACAGGTTGCTGCGTGGCACCAGCACGACACCGACGGGACGTTTGAGTCGGTGACTTGCGTGTCGGAGGGGGCGGAAGACCGCGTTTACGTAGCCGTAAAGCGGAAAGTAAACGGGGTCGATGTCCGCCACATCGAGCGGATGTCGACGGTCAGCCCCGACTCCCCTCTCCCGACGCTGTGCCTTGACGACGCGCTTACGTACGTGGGCGCCGTCTCTTCTCAAGATTTGCGAGTGTCGTCGGGCAACCTTGAGGCGGGCGGCACTGTTAACTTGATCCAGCAGAGCAACGGCGGCGCAGATGCTGACGGAACCTATCTCAACAAGTTAACTGCGCAAGACGTAGGCCGTCGCGTCGTCCTTAGTGGAGGCTACGTCTTAGAGATCACTGCGTTTACCGACATCAACAACATCACTGCCAAGGTGATTACTCCGTTCCCTGCCGACAAGGTGGGAGTGCGGCTGGCCTACGAAAAGACGGCAACTCGACTGACAGGGCTTTCTCACCTTGAGGGGGAGACGGTGACCATCGTACGCAGGATGGACCAAGCCGAGCTAGGGGTTACGGAGACCGCAGTCGTGACCAACGGCGAAGTTACGCTTGGCGATCACGCTGTCTTTGTAGACGTAGGGCGCCCGTACACCTGCGACCTAAAGTTGCTGCCGACGACGCTGCAGATGCCCGCGCTGGGCTACGGCAGAGAGAAGGCTGTTAACCGTGCGTGGGTCCGAGTGTTCGAAGCCGCAGGGCTGTCGGTAGGCCCGGACGAAAACTCACTAGCCCCCGTCGGTGAGCTTCAAGACCTAACTAAATTGGCGACTCAGCAGACGCGCAACATCGTGCCGTCTGACTGGGACGAAGACGCTTCGTTGCTGATTCGGCAGACAAAGCCGTTCCCCGCAACGATCGCCGCAGTAACCATTGAAGTGAGTGTGGCAGAGTAACTATGGTTTACCAGAACCCTCAAGGCCCGCCTTCGCTCCGCGGACGATCGTACGCGGACGCTCAAGCCGAGTTTAAGCAGTGGCAAGCTGACAAGACGCGACTGGAGGCTCTGCAGGCCCAAAACAAGCAAAAGCTAGAGTACGGAAAGGCAGGCTTTGCTCTTGGGATGTCGATGCAGCTTGGCGCTGCGGTCATCGGCTCGATCGCTGCTTACCACGGAGTGCAGGCGCAGCAAGCCGACTACCGCACCAAGGCGTTAAACGCGAAGTCAGCGGACGTCATGGCGCAGCTTGGCGCTTCTGAAGCGCGCATCGTCGCGAGCCAGATTGACCAAGCCGGGGCGCAAGCGCGGCGTCAGCTAGGGCAAGCCGCGGCACAAGAGCAAGCTGCGGGGCGGGTTTCGCAGCGGGCGCGCGGGCTGACTAACGCCGGGTCGTCTGCTGAAGTGCAAGCGTCGATGCGCTACAAGCAGCAAGCAGAAGAGTTGACCGTTGACACCAACACCATGCGGCAGCGCCAAAGCGCTGAACGGAAGCGGCTGTCGATGATGAACAAGTCGAGGCAAGCGCGAGTAGACGCCGCAAACTACATGGATATGGCGTCGTCGCTAAGCCCTGGGCTAGCCGCGGCGACGTCGTTAATGCAGGGTTTAGCCCAAGCGGGCATGAGCGCGGCTGGTTATTACGGGAGTAAATAGTGCCGATTAGAGTGCCATCGGGTCAGCTGCGTCCAGGGTCGATCGACTCTGTGCAGCCTGTTCAAACGCAAAGCCCCGGCCCAGCGCAAGGCTTGCAAGCGCAGCAACTCGGGCAGACCGCCCGTGTGGTAGGTCAAGTCGGCGCGGCGACGGCTAAACTTGGGACCGCGCTAGTTAAGGACGCCAACGACGCAATGAGCAAGCAGCAAGCGACGCTGCACGCGCGCGACCTTGACAGTTTGCTTGGCGAGTACACGCGACTGCAATCGTACGACGCCTACGAAGGCCGCGAACAGTTTGAAAAAGAAGCGGCTAAACTGCGCGAGAAGTACGCGAAGAGTCTGGCGAACCAAGACCAGATGACAATGTTCGACACGATGGTCGACGCGCAGATGAGCCAAGCGATGGGGCGTGCGCGTCAACACCACTCCAAGCAGACGCGTCTCTGGAACATCGAGATAACGCAAGTCAACATGAACCGGTTCGCTCAGGAGTACAGCGAAGCGGCAGCAAGCGACGACGAAGAGCTTGAGTTCTTCGACATGGGCGAAGGTTCGCAGCAGCCTACTACGGCTAACGTGGGGCGCGAAGACCGCATGGGCGTTGCTCGTGCTGCGATGGAAACAGAGTTCGGCAAGTTGCAACAACTCGCCGGGCTAGACGCTGCGACGGCCAAAGCGCACAAAGAAACAGCGGTGCAGGACTTGCACAACGCGACGTTCGGCATGCTGATGGATCAAGACCCGCGCAAAGCCCAGCGCTACCTAGAACAGCACAAAAAAGAGTTTGACCCCGCACGCGCGGCTGCGGCAGGTGAGAAGCTAAAGCGAGAGTTCTTCAACGCTGAAACGCTAGCTACTGTTCGGGCATCTC